GCCGATGTCTACGAAGATGGAGGGCGACTTTGATACAGGCAATGTACGGTTCAAAGCCCGTGAGCGTTACAGCTACGGTTACTCTGATCCTCGTTGCGTGTACGGATCTAAAGGCGCATAAGAAAAAGGGGGAGGTAAAACCCTCCCCCAACTTATTTCTGGGAATTATTAGCCCTAGCGACTGTCCCAGCAGACGCTTACGAAGACTCTAGGGCATATCTCTCGTAAGGAGAAAGCAGATGGCTAATACAACTTTTAATGGTCCCGTCCGTTCAGAAAACGGCTTCGAGCAGATTTCTGTAGCTGCGGTAACGGGCGCGGTTACTACCAATCTTGACATAGACAGCAGCGGCAACATAACCACTAGTGGTTATGTTACTGCCAGACGCTCTGTTAACACCGATTTCAATGCCGCTGGAGCAAAAACAGAGACCTTGACGGCGGCTCAATCAGGAACTTTGTTTTTGATTAACGGCGCGGCAGCAAATATTGTTAACCTTCCCGCGTTGTCTACAGGAAACGTAGGCGTGACGTATGACTTCCAACTTACTGTGGCTGTCGGCGGAAGCGTAACAACTACATTCGTACTTCCGGGTAGCGCAGTATCTAATTTCCAAGGCATGTTGTCTCTGGTGGCGGGTACAGCGGCTAACGCCGTTAGCGATGTTGCAGGCGATACATTGACGCTGCCAAACTCAACGGTAGCTAACGCCCGTATCTCTATGACATGCGTTGTCGATGACGGAACCAACTCTACTTGGATGGTAACGGCCCTATCTACTCCTATTGCGACTATATCTTAATAGGTCTAATGGGTGGGGGTTTAACCGCTCCCACCTTTTCACAAGGAGTTTGGCATGGCTGATGCTGTAACAAAAACTACCGTAGAAGATGGCCCTAAAAGAGCCATTATCTACTGCACGAATACAAGCGACGGATCCGGCGAAGCTGCTGTTGTCAAAGTAGACGTATCCGCACTTTCATCCTTGCAGGACGGAACGGCTTGTACGGGCGTTCGTATTGAGAAGATCACGTTCACCAATGTCGGAATGGGTGTGAAACTTCTTTGGGACGCTTCCACTGATGTTATTGCGGCAGAGCTTCCTGCTGATTACTCAGACACCCTGGATTATTCCGACATGAGCGGTCTTCCCAATGTTGCGGCCTCCGGCGGCAATACAGGAGACATTCAACTTACTACAGTAGGACACAGTAGCGGGGACACATATTCTGTCGTTCTTCACTGCTTAAAACAGTACTAAGTCAAATGTCTGATAGTCTTGACCGAAAAAACGAACTTGAACTGGTTAAGATTAAAGGTGACTTACAGCTGCTTTCGGAAAGAATTCTCACCATAAAAACAAATGACCTTCACCATGTTCAAAAGTCTCTTGATTTTATCACCAAGATTTTGTGGGGTGTAGGGATTCTAATATTAGGTCAACTTGCTGTTGGTGTACGGTTGGCTCTTTTTGGATAGGAATTAGTTATGGCAACTTCTGGTTCGGTTGATTTTAACTTAGACATGGCCGAGATAACCGAAGAGGCCTTTGAACGTTGTGGTCTTGAGTTCAGAACAGGCTATGACGCAAGGACGGCGCGTCGTTCCTTAAATCTTTTGTTTGCAGAATGGGCCAACAGGGGTCTGAATTTATGGACTGTGGAAGAGATTACGCAGTCTCTCGCTAGGTACTCCACAAGTTCTTCAATAGCCACGTACCCTATAGGAACCATAACAGCTACCGTAGGCGCTTCCACCGATCTTGTTGTTGGTAGAACCATCACTGGAGGGAGCAGTGGTACAACGGCTTCGGTTATTTCCAAGCCTAGTTCGACTACTATAACCATCACGATACCTTCCGGTTCGTTTACAGCAGGCGAGGCTATAACAAGCACCGCAAGCGACGAGTCCGGTGTCTCGACCACTATTGCTGCTGATCCAAGCCTCGCAGATGTCAACGCTACTGTTGATGTCTTAGAAGCCGTTGTACGCCGAAGCGGGTCAGATATTGGTATTAGTCGAATAAGTAGGGGCGATTATCTTGATACACCAGATAAATCCACCCAGGGTCGCCCTTCTCAGTTCTATATAGACCGTCAGATAACACCCACAATGACGTTGTGGCCATCTCCGGAAAACTCTACGGATCAACTGATTTATTACCGTGTAAAACGACTACAAGATGCTGATGTCGGTGTGAACACTCCGGACATTCCTTTTCGTTTCCTGCCCTGTTTGACAGCGGGATTGTCGTATTACATGGCTATCAAGCGGTCTCCGGACAGGGTTCAGTTTTTAAAGGCTCTTTACGAGGAAGAGTTTCAAAGAGCCGCGTCAGAAGATAGCGAAAGAGTGGGTCTTCGTTTGGTTCCGAGTTTTTCATCAATGAGTCTTTGAGATGTCTCGATACGCTGCTGGAAAATATGCAAAAGGGATTTCGGATCGTTCTGGAAGAGCATATCCCTTGCGGGTGATGTTGAAGGAGTGGACGGGCAGTTTGGTGGGTCCGGATGAATACGAATCAAAGCAGCCGCAGATTGAGCCTCGCCGGGTCCGGTCCGACCCGCAGGCGTTACGAATTAGTCGTCCTAATTCTCCGGAGCCTTCCGTAGCCGTGATACTCACATTAAATCCTTTTCAATCTTCCGAAAGCGGTTCGGCTGTTATAACCGTTAACGAGCCTGGTCACGGTAGATCCACAGGTGATCTAGTTCGTTTCAGGACTTCGGAGGCTTTTGATGGTTTTACGGAGGCTGTTATAGAGTCCTCAAGCGGATACGCTATAACCGTTCCAACCGATGACGCTACCAAGGATGATTTCTACACATTTACCGCGTCTAGCGGCACGGCGGCTGTGGGTGGTATTGAAGGGGGTGGTGGAACTGCTTCGGCAGGTCCTGTAACACTGCCGGCATTGCCCGTTGTTGATTTAGGTAACGGGTTTATCACTTAGTTAAGGGGCTATAAATGGCTTATACATACACAACCCTGAAGACGGCAATTCAGGACTACGTCCAGAGCACGGAAACAACGTTTGTCAGCCAGCTTCCCAGGTTTATTTTAAACGCGGAAGAACGCATTTTAAAAGAATGCCAATTAGACGTGTTTCGTAAATCCTCGCAAGGAACTGCGTCGAACGGAAATGCTTATCTTCAAAAACCTTCCGACTTCCTATCTCAAAACTCCTTGAGTGTTATAAACTCCTCAAGCAAGGAGTTCTTGTTATACAAGCAGGCTACCATGCTTCAAGACTACACTCCGAATCCTACGACAACAGGGGTTCCTAAATATTATGCTGACTGGGACGAGTCTACTTTTCTTTTGGCCCCTACGCCGAACGACTCTTTCACAATGGAGCTACATTACTTTTATAGGCCCGATTCCATAACCACGGTTGCTAGTGGAACCACTTGGTTGGGCGATAATGCAGAACTTGCTCTTTTGTATGGCTCCTTAGTTGAAGCCTATACCTTTATGAAGGGCGAGGCTGATATTTTAAGCCTCTACAACCAGCGTTTTCAAGAGTCCTTGCAGTGGATGAAGAATCTAGGGGAGGGTCTTCAGACCAGGGACCAATATAGGCATGATCGTTTACGGAGGGATGTAGCGTAATGCATGGTCCGGTTAGCGCAAGTGAGATTGGTAATGCGCTGGTGTTTACAAGCGATAACGGGGGTCATTCCCCGGAAGACATAGCTGAAATGGCTTTGAACAAGATTATGCAAGTTTCGGACAGTGCTCCTCCCGTCATACGCGAACAAGCGTATGCTCACAGACAAAGTTTGAAAGAAGTGCTAGTCTTTTATATGACTAAGATGTGTCAAAGCGAAAGAACCACGATTTGGGCTTTGATGAAGCAACAGGGCCATGACGACATGGCGGAGATAATAAGGAGGCTGTAATGGCTGTAGGAACGTCTGGTATTTGCGGTACTTACAAAAGAGAGATAAACGCGGGAATCCATTTTTGGACCTCACATTCTCGTGGAGATGGTAGTTCTATAGCAGCGGATACATTTAAGCTGGCTATGTTTACGAACAGTTCGTCTATCGACGCGGACACCACTGGGTATACGACGAGCAATGAAGTTAGTGGAACTAATTACACGGCTGGAGGCGCGGCTATAGCGAGCGCTACCATCGGCCTTGGCGACAACAGTAGCTCTGTTCCCACGGCGTTTATTGATATGGCTGATGTGACTTTTTCAACGGCTACTATCAGTAGTGCTCGCGGTGCTCTTATCTATAACTCCACGTTGGCTAATGCGGGAACCGCCGGAGACACCACTCATGCCGCCACACCTTCGGTCTGCGTGATTAATTTTGGCGCGGACAAGTCGTCGAGCGCTGGTGACTTTACCATTACGATGCCTGCTAACGACGCTAACAACGCATTAATTCGGATTGCCTAATGGCGGACAACCCTAACCTTGGTGGCTGGGGACGAAGTACCTGGAACTCAGGCGCTTGGAACACTCCATTTACTGTTGAGGTTACGGGTGTTTCTGCGGCCACTGCGGTTGGTAGTGTTCAAGTAGACATTACGGTTCCGGTTACGGGTGTTTCTGCGGCCACTGCGGTTGGTAGTGTTCAAGTAGACATTACGGTTCCGGTTACGGGGGTCCAAGCGGCTGCTGTTATTGGAACTGCGGTCGCAACAGGTAAAGCCAATGTCTCCCCTACGGGTGTCTCTGCGGCCACGGCGGTCGGAAGTGTACAGATAGACATTACGGTTCCGATTACGGGGGTAGAAGCCGCAACTGCTGTAGGGCGGGTTAACATTTGGGAAGAGATAGATCCCGGCCAGATTGCGGGATGGAACCCGATAACTTACACACAAACGCCGAATTGGACTAAGATAGCGGCATAGGAATAAAATTATGGCATCATCATACACTACGAGTTTTGGTATTGAGAAAATAGGTTCTGGAGAGCAGTCCGGAGCTTGGGGAGATACCACTAATCACAACATAGATATCTTAGATCGTATCGCTTCGTACAAGGCTGTGGGTCTTTCTGGAACTACTCACACTCTTACCGTTCGAGAAGCTTCTCCAGGTTCGGGTACTGAAAATCTTCAAGACGGTATGTACCGCGTAATTAAGTTTACGGGGGCCTTGGGTGCAAACAATACGGTCACAGTAGCTCCCAACACAACGGCAGCGTTCTTCATTATCATAAATGCTACGACTGATTCAGCCTCTAGTGGACCATATTCCGTAATTCTGACGCAGGGTTCTGGCGCAAACATTACGGTGGCTAACGGAAAGTCGGCTGTCGTCTATATGGATGGCGCAGGTTCGGGCGCGGCGGTTGTAAATGCTCTATCCGACTTGCAAATTGCTACCTTAACCGCTTCTGGTGATATTACGGCTAGCGGAACCCTAAACGCTTTAGGAGACACCGCAGCCAGCGACAAAGCAGCCATTGGTTATACTGCCGCGTTGGGCATAATTGTTACCGGACAAGGTTCCACTAACGACATTACATTGGTTAATGATGCCGATGCCACAGTCATTGCTGTTCCAACGGGGACAACCAATGTGGATATTGTCGGTGTTGCCACAGCAGCTACGTTTGAGCCGGACGGGGACACGGCAGCAGGGGATAACGCTGCAATTGGTTACACTGCTGCTGAAGGCTTGATCCTTACCGGGCAGGGTAGCACAAACGATGTAACCATCAAAAACGACGCAGACGCTGATGTAATTACGATTGCGACCGGGGCAACCAACGTCGATATCGTGGGTGACGTGACAGCCGCTACAGTGAACGCTGATGGCGACACCTCTGCCGGTGATAATGCAGCTATGGGCTACACCGCTGCGGAGGGCTTGATCCTAACGGGCCAAGGCTCAACCAACGATGTCACCATTAAGAACGACGCTGACGCCGATGTAATCGAGATTCCGACAGGCACCACGAATGTGACGGTCGCTGGGCAGTTCAACGGTGGCACGATCATTCTTGCAGAGACAGACACCGACACATCAAACACAGGCAGCGTAACGATTGATTTTTCCGCTCATCAGAACTTTGTGCTTACTCTTACGGGTAACGTGACCTTGGCTAATCCCTCAACAGAATCTGTGGGTCAGGCTGGTGTGTTCGTGTTCATCCAAGACGGAACGGGATCAAGAACGCTTAGTTTAGGGACGGACTATGAGACGGCTGCTTCGGGCGGAATAACACTTAGCACCGCAGCCGCAGCCGTTGACGTAGTTCCTTACTTTGTCAAGGCGTCAGGTAGTATCCAGCTTGGCGCACCACAGTTGGCGTTTGGCTAATGACAATGTTTGGATCACAGTGGCTGGCTAATGCTGGTGCTACTTACGAGATTGAGCAATCTATTCGTTTCAATGACGACGATACGTCTTATATGCAACGTACTCCCGGTAGTGCGGGTAATGACCACACATGGACTTTCTCAGTATGGGTAAAACGTGGCAGTGATATTGGCGACGTCAACCAACAAAATGGTATCGTAGGTGCTTCAAGCACTGACGCCATTGGATTTTACAATGATGACTTCCAAGTTTTTACGGGTGACGGCTCCAGTGGGGCCGCCAACTTCATCACCAACGCTAAGTTCCGTGATCCGTCTAGCTGGTATCACTTTGTAGTCCGCTACGACGACACTCAATCAACTGATACCAATCGTGTTCGCATTTATGTAAACGGTGTTCAAGTAACATCTTTTTCTACTAGTGGTTATCCAGATCAAAATGAAGGCAGTGCTTTTAACACAGATGTATTACATCGTGTAGGTGCTAACGCCATTGCAACTACTCGGAATGTTGACGGATATTTAGCTGAGATCGTGATGATTGACGGCACAAGCCTTGGACCGGGGAGCTTTGGCGAGACTAATTCAGACACTGGTCAATGGGTGCCAATAGATGTTGCTGATTTAACTTATGGTACAAATGGTTTCCGTTTAAAGGGTCAAGACAGCTCTGCACTTGGCGACGATACTTCTAGCAACGGGAATGATTTTGCCACCACTAACCTAGCCGCAGCAGACCAAATGTCTGACTCGCCTACCAATAACCATTGCACATGGAATCTGCTTCAAACGGGTACTAACATTACTAGTCTGTCTAATGGTAATTTAGTTGCGACGGGAACTTCTGGTGCCGCAGCTAAGTGGATGTCACTAGGTACAATGGCTGTAAGTAGCGGCAAGTGGTATTACGAGGTTACAAGTGGAGGAGATAGGATAGGTGCAGGTTTCACGACTTCCGCTTCATTAACTCAAGCCAATCTGAATACAGGACCAGTAGATGTTAATGTAGAAACATTTGTTATAACTGATGGCGGAGAAATTTATTACGGTACAACTGATTCAGGAAACACATCTCCGGCATTTGGTTCCGGTGTAACTATGGGATTTGCTTTGGATGCTGATGCAGGAAAAGGGTGGGTCACAGTAAATGGCTCTGATTGGGCAGACTCATCTAGCGGAACATCTGGTGATCCTACAGATGGCTCAAACCCAACGTGGACACAAACCATAGGTACGCCTGTCCAACCTTTGTGTGGTGACACCTCTGGAGGTAGTTTTGCTACAATTGCTACCGCAAACTTTGGTCAGAGTGCATTTGCCTACACTCCGCCTACTGGTTACAACGCTTGGAATACCGACAACCTAC